AAATAGCACCTACCTTTTATTTAATTTACTGGGCTTATTTTCCAATACCAGAAAAGGGTATAAAAAATAAGCCTATGGAACAATGCCAAGGCTTATGCTATAATATTACCTGCGGGGTACGCGTAAGCCTTTGCTGGTTTATAGTGTATCTGGTAGCCGTCTTTGCTGGTAACAAGGGCGGCTATTTTTTATTTAGTTATTCCATATATTACCACAAGCCATGCGCCTAGCTCTTAAGGTATAATAGATAATAAAAGAAAGGGCTAGGTAAATGACTTACAAGGTATGGCAATTACGGACTGCTAAAGGGTACAGCTTGCGCGAGCTGGAAGAAATAAGCGGCGTAAGCAAGACCACAATAAACAACATAGAGAACGGAAAAGCTAACCCAACCATAGAAACGCTACTATTATTAGCAAAGGCGCTTGATGTGGAGCTATCCGCTTTATTTGAATTATAATATTGTTAGTTACCGCGCACAATATCAAGCCTACATAAGTCCTACATAACGGACAAAGCAGCTAGGGTACTTTTACCAGCGGCGCAGCAGTTGTATAATTGCATTGCGAAGATACAAAAGGGGGCGCATACAATGGAGAAAGTACGGCAGCAGATATACGAGCTTGTTAAGCGCATCAATGACGAGCATAAGCTAAAAATTATATTACAATTCATACGAGGGATAAAGGGCGGCTGATTTAGTCGTTCTTTATTTTTATTGTAATTTCTGCGCCATAGCTTATAGGTTTGCCGTCGCTATCCTTACCGCCACCATGTATACTAATGTATGAAACGGCAACAATTTTGCCAGCAGCCATAAGCTCATCAATATGCGCGACATTTTCAGCAGGAACATTGCCTATAATATCGCCATTAACTGTAACATTATAAGCAGGCGCACCATCATACTCATAATATGAAAGCCCAAGCTCTAAGCCGTCGCTGTATGGCTCATCTCTAAACTTAATCTTGCGTAGTATAGTTTGCCTGCTCTTTCTGCCATTCTTAAAAGTTACGCCAGCAACATTAAAACGCTCAAATATAAACTCTGGCTTTTCTGGAACTGCGTTTTCAATCGGCACAACAACTGTATTATTCTGCGGCTTAGAAAATAATGCTAGTAACTTCTTAAACATATGCACACCTCTTTAGTTAGTTTTAATTTTGTCTACAAATTTATTTATAACTTCCCACTCTGCGGGCGTAAGCTGCCCTAAAGCAATAAAGGTATTAAGTATAAAGTCGTCGTCTGTATCGAGAGCAGAGCCTACTATCTTAGCTGCCTTTTCTGCGCGGCTCATTTCTAGGAACATATCGCCATTGCCATTAACAAGCCAGTCCTCATTAACGGAAAACTCACGACATAAAGAGCGAGCCATGGCTGGCGTTAAGTTTGTAGTACCAGTCTCTATACGGCTGATAGCGCCACGGGTAACGCCTAAGCGCTGGGCTATATCTTCCTGCGACAAACCAAGAGCTAGACGCAATTCTTTAACTCTATTACCCATATATAATAACCACCTTTCTATAAGATTTGATTTCATAATAACACTAAAGCGATACTCACGCAACAAAAAATAATAAAAACTGTTGACAAACGATACTAAGTATCATAATATAGATACAGACGCAACATACAGCGATACTTTAGCGGGGTATGCGTAAGTCAATAACGAAAGAGAGGCAACAAAAGAATGACAAGAGCAGATTTATTAAACAAAAAAGTAGGTCAGTTAAACAGCATAGGCGAGGCGTTAGAGCTTATAAGCCTGCTTAACTACGGCGAGTGCATAGCGGTATTGATGAACACAAAGAACTTACCAAGCGAGATACACGCCGCACTTATGAAAAGAGCAAAAGAGGTACACGGCGGCACAACGCTAGAGCTTGTAATAGCTGGTATGCAGAATGTAGTAAATGAATAAGCAAGAGCAGGGCGGCAGCAGCCGCCCAACAAACGAAAGAGAGGTAACGGTTATGCAAGAAGAAAGAAGAAAACAGTACACAGTAGACGGTCAGCAGGCGGTAGTATATAGCAACGGGTACGCGCTAGAGATACCATGCAGAGAGCAGGTAAGAGAGGCATACACAGAGGAAGAGCTAGAGCGGGAATACGACAAAAAGATAGGTAGAAACGCTAAACAATGGGGAGACGACTACATATACACCGAATGGGCTAGAGCAGCTAAAGCAAAGAATATGCAGGACTGGAAAGAGGGCAAAATAGTAGAGGTGTATATAGAAGAGTACCATAGGAATGGTATGGATTTTTCAAATACATATTACAGCGACGGAACAATGACAACGGCTTGCTTTGGATATGATGATTAACGAAAGAGAGGTAGCAATATGGATAACAAGGTAAAGGAATTACAGGCAGAGCTTGACAATGTGGCAGCAGTCTTAAGGAGCTATGCAGCAGAAAATCTTAAGATTTACAAAGAGGCAAAGGAAGAGCTTGGAGAAGATAGCAGGCTGGCAATAGCAAAGAAAGCGACGCTAGACGAGATAACAAACATTATGGAAGAGTTGGGCGTAGAGTGGCACTTACCTAACTTTTACTTTACTTTTGGTACTGCGGAGCAGTACCCATACACAATAGGGCAGTACTTAATAGTAAAGGCGCGGGACATTAGAGAAGCAGCCCAGAAGTATAAGAGAAAATACCCTAACCCACACGACGACGCAGTACTTAATTGTGCAGACTATTACGGGCAGGAAGAGTGGGACGGATATGTAAAGGAATATTACGAGGGCACAGAACCAGCAGAGATCATAGAGTAGCGAGGTAGGGAATATGCCATATATAAAAAGAACAACCAGAATAGGCGAGACAGTAGAGGTAGAGCATTTCTATACAGCAGGCAAACACAACAGAACCGACACAAGAAAACAAGCCACCGAAAGATTACGGCGGCTTGCAAATACAAACTTTGAGAGTGGCAACAATATAGAAATTAGTTACACATCAAAAACAGACACGAGCTTATTAACAGTAAATAAGTAGCGGGCGCACTCTTGCTTAGTTTCTTCATCTGCCGATAGCCCGCCTTGGTTTATAAAAAGAATACTTAATATTTTTCACAATTAACACCACCTTTCTAAAGCGATTATAGCACAGAGAGGCGGGAAAACGAAAGAGAGGCGATAGTATGAAGAATAAAGAAAACTACACAAAGGACGAAGTTATAGAAATGCTGCAAGGTATGCAGCAGAGCGCAATAAACACGCAGGGCTTTATTGTAGGGCATCTGGCTACCTTATGGGTTGTAAGAGACTTAATAGGGGAACAGATAAAGGAACTAGGCGGGGAAGAGATAGCGTACAAGGTCAAATAGCAGAGACGAAAGAGAGGTAACAGTTATGCAGTTAACCAGCAGCGCAGTTAGTTGTATAGAGTACACAGCATATATGGCAGGATATAGAGCAGCCAGAGAAGATGCAGCCGAGGAAGATAAGCAAAAAGCAAAGATAAGAGGGCTTAAGAGGGCGATCAAGCGCCAGCGCAGGTTATGCACCATTAAGCAAAAGGTAACAGGCTTAGCGCTTATAGCAATAGGCTGTATTATTCCAGCAATACTGGACGGGGACGCCACAGTATCAATGCTGCTTATACCAATGGGGCTATATATAGCCATTACAAAAGAGTTAGTACTATACGACAGCGGCGTAGAAAAGCTGCGGGAACTTAAGAGAAAACTACGAGAAGAAAGAGAGGTAGCACAATGGTAGCAGAAAGCACAGCAGTAAGAGAGAACAACCAGCAGGAATTAACAGAGTTTGCGGAGCTTATGCACGATGTAGCAGAGCTGCCAGCAGACCAGAGGGAAAAAGTTACATACTTTGCGCAGGGTGTTATAGCTGCATCTGCCAGCCGAAAGGTGGCGGTAGCAAATGAGTAGCTTAAAAATATTACCAACAGAGGCAGCAGCTATTATGGGTTGCAGCCCGCAATATATAAGGCTGGGCTTGCAGCAGGGCAGGCTTGCAATAGGCGAAGCCATTAAAATGTCGTCTATTTGGACTTACAACATAAGCCCAGCATTACTGGCAGCAAGGCAGGGTATGACAGTAGAAGAGCTAGAGCAGGAGATAAAGGAGCGACGCAATGAAAATTAAGGAACTGATAAGCGTATTATCATCGCCAGATAACTTAAGAATAATGCGAGGTAAGCAGCAGGTATATATAGGTTATCTGGCGAACCTTAACAACAGCGGGCACGAGATAGACTGGCAGCGCATAGGACTTACGGGAGAGGAAGAGGTAAAGAGCTTTAGAATGATACCAGACATAAGCCACAAACGCTGGGAAGAGCTACACCTTTTGCCACCGATAGAGCCAGAACGGCTGGCAAAGTATCGCTTTAGCGATTTGCAAATGACAATTTACTACACCATATACATATAAAGACCAGCGCCGTTAGCTCAGCGGTTAGAGCGGCAGCCTTATAAGCTGCGCGTGGCGGTTTCGACTACCGCACGGCGCATTAGCCGGCAAAGCAAGAGAATAACGAAAGAGAGGTAGAAAAAACGAAACTAGAGGACGCAATAAGAGCAAACCCATACAAAAAAGAAAAAGGCAGTATAGGGGCTTATATAAGATACTTACGCTATACAGTAGATGGCTGGTACGCAAGAAAGAGTAAGGATATAAGGGAGCAATTAGACTGGGACGAGATAACGAAAGAGAGGTAGAACAATGAACAACGCGCCAGACTGGATATACAGAGACATACCAACACGCAACAATATTGATTATGAAAAAGTAGAGGAAGCGCTAGGCTTTAAGCTCTTTATATGGCAAAAGACACTTATAGAGCGCGGAGAGTACAGACAGAGCGGAAGAACAACAGCACAGATATTAAGGGAGCTGCTTACAGATACAGAGCAAGAGCTTGTACTACAAAGACCACATAGCATAAGAGAGGAAATAGAGCAGCACCAATTATTAGAAATATACAAAAAGCTGAAAGAAAACGGCATAAAGTGCAAAACAGTACGAAAGAGGTAGAGCAATGAACAAAATGAGAACTATAAGCGATATGCGCGCCAGAGTGCAGCAGATCATAGAAAAAGAAATAGCCAAGACCGAAAAGGAGATAGCAGACTTTGAGGAAAAGATACACGATAACGAGGTATGCTACGGCGGTGGTGGCTGGTACACGCAGTTTGCAAAGGCAAAGGAGCGGCGCGAGGCGTACTTAGAAGAGCTTAAGGCATTTAGTAAGAGCAGCGGCGGCGCAAGCGTAATAACAGACGAGGTATATATACATAGTTATTACTGCCCTAGCTGCGGCATAAAAGTAATGCTCTCCGCTGCTTTTGGCGAAAAAGTAGAGTGCCCCGTATGCACACGACCAATATACAAAGCCAACGACGGCGAAGTAATGAAAATAGTAAGAGGCAGCAGGCAGGCAAAGGTACACGGGCACTACATAGAGCTTACAAGTGATGGGAGAATAAAGGACTAATGGCAGAAATTATACACGCAGACGACACCGAGGACGACGAGGGAAACAGAGAGAATAAAGGACTAATGGCAGAAATTATACTTTTCCCAACAAACGAAAATTATTGTAAAGAATGTGCGTATCATAACAACAACGGAACATGCAGTAATGAGAAATACAACCAGAACAGCTACAAGGTTAATTGCGTATGGAAGTATTGCAAATATAAAAGAAAGCGAGGCAATAGTAATGGCTAGAAAAGACACAGTAATAGGCTCTAACTATGATGTGATGCTATGGGGCTTTAAGTGCACCCTGCGGGATAGGCGCAGCGGAGAGCATACGGACGGCTACATAGTAGTAACGGGCAACGAAGAGTACGACTTAGAAGAGGCGAAAAAAGAGATAAGAGACAAGTACGGGCGAATAGGCTACACAGTGACGGAGTGCGAGTATGACGATACCCGCATATTTACCTTTGACGCCTTGGAGATATATAAGCACTCACGATGTAGCAGGTGCGCTGGCTGCGATTATTACATAACAGAGGACAGCAGCGTAGGGCAGCCGAGAGGGTGCGAGGTACTTATAGATATGGAAGAGGAAGAGAACAAAGGAACGCAGCAGGAGTACGAGGCGCTAAGCTCTGCTTTTGACAATAACGGCTACAACTGCCAGTACTACAAAATGAGAGAGGGCAGCAAAAAACCAGTAGAGGACAAGCCAGACTATTTGGCAGAAATAATGGCAGCGCTTGCAGAGCTGGACGACACAGAAAGCGAGGTAAAAGAGAACTAATGCAGGATATGACAAACATAGTAGCCCTTAAGGGACTGCTGGGCGAAACGATCACAAAAGAAAGCAAGTTATGCAGTATGGACTACGAGCACTATAGGGCAACGATACAGACTACAAGGCGCAGCGGTGTAGTTGATACAGCAAATATCGTTATACCAGTAGAGCTGGCGGCAGCAGTAGAGGAAATAGAGAAAGAGGCAGATATAAGACCGAACCCGCCTATTATGTGTACTGGAAAGCTACAGACACTTAAGGACTGGGAAACGGGCAGCGTGCTTTTGTTTGTTTTAGCAGACTTTGTAGGCGTGCTTACTGGGGATAACTACGAGGAAGAGAACGCCGTACACATTGAGGCGGCAACACTAGGCAAGAAACCTATATTCAGAGAGACACCAAGAGGCAAGCATATTGCAGATGCGACAATTAAGGTAGATAACATCTTAAGACCGCATAACCCTTGCTATATTCCTGCTATATTCTGGGAAAAAGACGCAGAGGCGGTAAGCACACATACAGAGGGCGACGCTATAGCAATAACTGGACGCCTACAGAGCAGGGAATATAACAAGGTTATAGACGAAAGCACACAAGAGCTGCGCGTAGCTTATGAGCTTTCGGTAAGGATTATGAATTGAGGTAATGTGAATGAAAAAGAAAATATATCAAATGTCTTCAGATGAAGCGTTAAATGAATCTATAAAATTAGAATTAAAAAACAGCTTACAAAAGGCAAGAAATGCTTGCAAAAGAGCAGATGAAGAATTACGAAAAGTATACAATATATTAGAGGATATGTGTATAGATTTGGATGTTACTACCAATGCCGAAAATGCAGATAATCTCGAACAGGCAGTGAACTGCTATGTACAGTATGGAGAATATAATCTCAAGGGATTGGTTAGTGAAATTATGAAGCAATATATGGAAAGAAAATGCCGTATTATGCCACCTTCCCACCAAAACCCAAATATTCCGAATTAGGATTACAAAATAAAATCCGTCTGGCAAAAGATATAGTTAACGAATACAGACGGCTTCAGGCTTTAATGAAAAGGCTGAATGACAAAGGATATTACGGGAGATGGTAAGGAAAAGAGCTGTTTTTTTGAGGAGATAATATTCCATAATACTTAAGTAGCATAGATAACACACCAGAAAGCGAGGAATAAGAGAATGAAAAGAGAAAAGTTTTTTGAACAGCGCCAGCACTATTATTTTGGAGAAAAGAAACCAGAAAAGACAGTAGAGCGCAAGGACAGCGTAGAGCCAGACGGCAGGCACAAGATAGAGTTATCGCTTGCCTTTGACAATGAAGAGGAGCAAAAGGCGGTACTACTCTTTATTGCAAAGGTTAACGGATTGCACGAGGTAAAAGACCTAGGAGAGCTTACAGCGCGTACCAACTGGCTTAATGGCTATATAGCCGCACTACACGCAATAGAGGCGTTAGACTATGAGCAGGCAGAACAGTTAGCCAATTTGCTAGAAATTGCATCTAAACAGCAGGCTAGAATACTGGGAGTAAATAGAACTAAGCAGAAAGGGTGGTAATATGTCAACACTTAGAAGTATGCAGAGACAGAAAGCCAGAGCACACGCAGAGCGTTTGCATAAGGCAGGCAAGGGAGATAAGGACAAGCTCTTTAAGATATTATGGCAGGGCGGCAGAGAGTACGCCGCAGATCAGAAGAAAAGCGCCAAGCAGGACGAAGATATAACAAAGCTGCTTAAGCGTGCCAGAGCTGTAAAATTGAATAAATAAAAAGGGTAAAAAGAAAAGCGCCTGCGGTACTCGCAATACCATAGGCGCTTAGATGTAAGCTGTAATAACAACCAAAGATATTATACAGCATCTATGGCAGAATATCAAGAAAAAACAACGGGCGTAAGCCCGTAAAAACACTTGATAAAAGTATTAACTTACCGACAAGAACATAATAAGAGAGGTAAACAATATGCCATATGTGAAAAGGACAACCAGAGCAGGTAAGACCATAGAGGTAGAGTACTTTTATACCAGCAGATATAACAAAAAGGGTGGCAGTAGAAAAGATAAGGTTAAGCCTACGAGGGAAGAGCAGAAAAAGGTAAATACCAGAGCAGCAGAGAGAAAGCTAAGGCTACTAATAAATGCAAATTACAGATATGGAGACTACCACCTAATACTTGACTACATAAGAGCCAAGGATAAACCAGACAGAACACGAGAGGAAATGAAAAAGGATATACAAGTATTTTTAAGAGAGTGCAGAAAGCTATACCGCAAAGCAGGTAAAGAGTTTAAGTATATTCATGTAATGGAAATAGGCAAAAAAGGGGCTAGGCATCATCACTTAGTCGTTAACCAGATAGATACAAAGATATTGCAACAGGCGTGGTACAAAGCATACGAGGGACACAACAGGGTTAAGGTATTCCCGCTGGACGATACGGGGAACTACGCAGACCTTGCAAGCTATCTAATCAAGTACACCACGGAACACCTGCGAGACGGCAACAGACTACAAGGCAAGCGCTGGGCTGCTAGTAAGAATTTAATACACCCAGAGCCAGAGTATGAGATAGTAACGCAGCGTAGCTGGTTTAGGCGCGAGGCGAAAGCTATAGACGGGTACTATGTAGACCTTAACAGCGTAGCGAGCGGGATAACAAGCCCAGAGTACTACGGCTACGGCTGGTTTAGGTATCGAATGGTACAGCTAGAATAAAAAAGGGGGCAGGAAAGATGCGAAATGTAAGAATTGATACAGAGGCAGGTACACAAGAGGCGCTTTTTCAATGGACGCAGTACCAGCTTGGAAGATACCCAGAGCTTAAGCTACTGTATCACATACCAAACGGCGGCAAACGCGATGCAAGAACAGCCACGGCACTTAAGAGGCAGGGCGTAAAGGCAGGAGTACCAGACTTACACCTACCAGTAGCGCGCGGCGGGTATCACGGCTTATACATAGAGCTTAAAGTAGGCAGCAACAAGGCAACGGCTTTGCAAAAGGACTGGATAAAAGAGCTTACAAAGCAAGGCTACTTAGCTGTAGTGTGCTATGGCTGGCAAGAGGCAGCAGAGCAGCTAGTAAACTACTTGGAGCTAGGAACTGCAAAAGAGGGACTAAAGGCAGCGGGACAGTACGCAGATGCAGGCGCGTTTATGCCAGCAACATAACCAAAGACGAGAAACTATAAACAAGCCAAGGCTCAACGGAGAGAAAGAGAGGCAAACAATGAAAGTAATAAGCGTAATTAACCTTAAAGGCGGCGTAGGTAAAACCTTTACAAGCTACAATATGGCATACGAGCTGGGAAAGAGAGGCTACAAGGTGCTAGTGCTTGACAATGACAAGCAGGGGAATATAAGCAAGGCGTTTGGCTGCTACAATCCTGCGGGAGAATGTGAGGCAGCAAAGGCACTTACTGGAAAGTACACAAACCCACTGTACGGAATTATTAAAGAGCACCCACAGACAAACAATGTAGACCTTATACCCGCTAATATGTCACTTATGCAGGCGGTAAGCGATTTGTACACGGCAGCAGGCAACCAGATAGACGGATATAGAAAACTGATAAATAAGCCAATAGGCAACTTTGAGCTACCATTTCCAGCAACAATAAGCAGCTACTACGACTATATGATTATCGACAACCCGCCAGACATTGCCTTTAATGTGGCAGCAGCGCTTAAGATCACAAACGAGGTTATAGTACCAGTAAAAATAGACGAGTGGGCGCTAGAGGGTTTAGACATAATAGCAGATCAGATAGAAGAGGCAAAAGCCATTAACCCAGCCATTAAACTACTGGGCGCGCTGGTAACGATGTACCGAAACAACGACACAAATATAGCGGGGCTGGAATGGCTGGAAAAGAAAAGCCCAGTTAAGTTGCTGGCAAGGATAAGATACACAGACAAGGCAGCAGAAAGCACATTTTTTAACAAGCCAGTATATGAGTACAGCCCGCGGAGCGGAGCAGCGCAGGACTACAAGCACTTTATCACAGAATATTTAAGAGAGGCAGGTAAGTAGGATATGGCAAAAGGGAAATTTAGCTTTATGGATATTATGAACGCCCAGACCAAGGCAGCGGCTAGCGAGACAGTAAAGAACTATACAGAGATTTACTTAAGCCCATACGATGTAGAACCAAGCGAGAGCAACTTTTACTCACAAGACAATATACAAGAGCTTGCAGACAGCTTTTTAACAGTCGGACAGCAGCAGCCTACAGTACTGGCAAGAATAGGCGGCAAGTACAAGATCATAAGCGGGCATCGCAGAAACCTTGCTAATAAGCTGCTGGTAGAGCAGGGGCACGAAGAGTATAAAAAAGTGCGGTATCTGTTTAGAGATATGACAGAGGCAACATTTGAGCTTAGCCTACTTGTAGGAAATGCCTTTAACAGAGAGCTTACAGCCTACGAAAAAACAGAGCAGGCGGTAAGGCTTAAAAGAGCCTTAATAAGAGCAAAAGAAGAGGACGGATTAGAGATACAAGGCAAGATGCGCGATGTAATAGCAGAACTGCTGGGCGAAAGCGGGACAAACATAGGGCGTATGGAAAGCATAGATAAAAACCTAGTGCCAGAGGCTAAAGAACAATTTAAGGCAGGCAATATGGGAATAACGGCAGCGTATGAGGCAAGCAAGCTGCCAGAGGACGAGCAAAGAGCTATAGCAGCGCAGGCAGCAGAGGACGGAAATATAAGAGCCAAAGAGATTGCAGAAAAGGTGCAGCAGCGCAAGGCGGGCGACGACTACGAAACACCACACCCAGAGAGCATAACAAGCCTTTGCTATAGCTGCTTAAACTATGCTACCTGCAATGTCAAAACGGGGACTTGCGAAAAATGCGACCAGTATATTAACAAAGCAGAGGCAGAAAAGACGCCAGAGCAGATATACGATGAAGAGCAGGACAGAATAGACAAAGAGACAAAGAAAAAGCTAGAAGAGAGAGCCAGAGAGGAACGCTTAGACAAAGTACTTAACAGCAAGCCAGAAAGAAAGATACACGAGCTTAAACTTGCGAAAATGTACTACGCAGATGTGGTAAGCGGCAAGAAACGCTTTGAGCTGCGCAAGAACGACAGAGGCTTTAAGGTGGGCGACGGCTTAAGACTGAAAGAGTACACAAACGGAGAAGAAACGGGCAGATACATAGACGCTGATATAGTTTATATGCTGGAAGATTTCGAGGGACTTACAGACGGGTATTGCGTTTTAGGTATCGAGGTTGTAAGGGTAGCCGAAACGGACACGCAAATAGCAGGACAGACAAGCATAGCAGACTTTATGCCAAAACCAGAAAGCGAGGCGTAATATGAACTACCGACAATGGAAAAAGAACTACAAGAAAAAGCACGGATATAACCCGCCTTTTGAAGAGGACAAGCGGCAGCAGGCAAAGGCGGCAAAAAGAGCCTTTAGGAAAACACAAGAAAGCACTAGCAGCGTTTATAGCGCTGCTGGGGAACTGGCAAAGCGGCTAGCGCCAGCCTTGCTAAATACTATGGGTACTTTTTTCGATGCGCTTAGCGCGGCTTTTAACGGAGCTGGAAAAGTGGCAGGAGAAATGGCAGACAGCTATAGAGCTATGGCAGCAGTTTACAACGAAAAAGAGAAAGAGAGGTAACACTATGAACTTAACAGCGATCACAATTACAGGCATTATTTGCTTAACACTTATCATCATTGCAGCAATGGGAAACAAAGGCAAAAAAGACAAAGAGAAAAAATAAGGGGGTAAATATGGAGCTTACAAGCGACGAGTTAGAGGCAATTATAAACAGAGCCGCAGCAGCAGGCGCACAAGCTGCATATGCACAGGCAAAAAAGCAAGGCACAGAAAAAGCCGACAGATACAACGACACTTTCGCGGTTATGAAGAATTACAAAGATGCGCGGTTTTGCCTAGAGCATACAGTAGACCAAGCTACCAAGCTAAACGCGTCGCTTAAGATGCGGCATATAGACGCTGCACTAAAGGTTATGCAGGAGCGCAGAGAGGCACAAAACAGAGGCATAGAGTACGAGGCTTTTAGACTGTATTTTTTAGAGGGCTTAAGCTATGAAACTATAGCCGAAAAACTAGACACCAGCAAGAACACACCGCGGCGCTGGATAACGGGGATATTAAGCGAGTTATCTACGCTGCTATGGGGGCTGGATAGCGACCTATAAAAGCGTGGGAATATTACGGGAATATCGTAGGGAAAAGCTGGGGTTTTATCAAGAGTATATACGCGGTAAAATAGTAGCGTGCAAAAGAGTAGCTTTTAAGGCGTCCTATATGGGCTGCCTTATTAGGTGCTCTTTTTTATTGTGTAAGAGAGGTGGGACTATGAAAGCGTGGGCTAGAGGCTTTTACTTTAGCAGGGCGTGGAGCGACACAAGAGAGGCTTACTTAGTAAGCAAGCACTATCTGTGTGAGAGATGCGAGCAGCCAGCAAAGATAGTACACCACAAACAATACTTAACACCAGCGAACATAAACGACACGAGTATAACCCTAAGCTGGGACAACCTAGAGGCGTTATGCCAAGACTGCCACAACAAAGAGCATCACAAGAACGAAGAGCAACGGCGCTACTGCTTTGACGAGGACGGCAATATTATTGCAACACCAACCGAGGCAGAGCGCGTGCAATAGCAAGCGCATAACTCCCCCCAGTATTTTAAAAATATTTAAGGGGACGGCTACCGAGGGGGAAAGTACAAAAAAACCCTGCGGGCGCGTGCACGGGTGGTGTAGGGGGTGTGGTGCAGCAGAAAGAGGGCGAACTTATGGCGAGTAAAAAGGAATTGACAAAAGAAGAGCTAATAAGCAAGGAAAAGCGCAGACTTAAAGGCATTTTTAAGAACTTAGACGAGAACAAAAAGAAACTTGTAACGCCGCTAATAGAAAAAGCCGCCTTTATGTCTATTGAGCTTGATATATTGCAGGAAACCATACAGCAGGACGGCTGGACGAGTGAGTATAAAAACGGCGCTAATCAGTTTGGAACAAAGAAAAGCCCAGATGCAGAAACTTACATAGCTCTAAGCAAGAACTATGCCGCAATTATCAAGCAGTTAACAGACTTAGTACCAGCAGCAGAAAAGAAAAAAAGTAAGCTGGCACTATTACGAGAGGAATAAGCCACGGGCGCACCTTATCGTAATTATATCTACGAGTACTACGCTAAGATTACGAGCGGCGAAATTGTAGCGGGTAAGTGGATTTTAGCAATATATCAGATCATCGTAAAAGGCTTGGAAACCCAAGAATATTACTACGATGCAAAGCGAGCAAACAAGGCTATTAAGTTCATAGAGAACTTTTGCCACCACAGTAAAGGGCGCAACGATTTAATTAAGCTGGAGCTATGGCAAAAAGCTATAGTTTGCTGCATTTTTGGAATAGTTGACGCAGAAAAAACGCGTATTTTTCGCGAAATATTTATAGTAATTGGCAGAAAAAACGGCAAGAGTTTATTTGCCAGCGCGATTATTGCCTACATGGTTTACCTAGAGCCAGAATACGGGCAAGAAATATATTGCCTAGCGCCAAAGCTAGACCAAGCGGCGCTGGTGTATGACGGCTTTTACAAAATGATAAAGGCAGAGCCAGAGCTAGACGAGCTGGCAGATAAAAGACGCAGTGATATATATGTCGAGGAAACTAACACGACTATTAAGCCTATTGCATTTAACGCAAAGAAGAGCGACGGCTTTAACCCGCAGCTTGTTATATGCGACGAGATAGCGGCGTGGAGCGGAGACGGCGGGCTTAAACAGTATGAGGTTATGAAGTCGGCACTAGGTGCTAGGCGTCAACCTATGATATTAAGCATATCAACAGCAGGATATATTAACGACAGTATCTACGACGAGCTAATGAAGAGAGCGACCAGCTTTCTTAAGGGAAATAGCAAAGAGCGTAGGCTTTTGCCGTTTTTGTATATGATCGACGATGTAGAGAAATGGAACGATCTAACAGAGCTTAGAAAAGCTAACCCTAATATGGGAGTGAGTGTTCGCGAAAGTTTCTTTGCAGACGAGATTTTAGTAGCAGAAAACAGCCTAAGCAAAAAAGCAGAGTTTATGTGCAAATACTGCAACATAAAACAAAATAGCTCTATGGCTTGGCTTGAATACACAACAGTAGACGCTGCGGCAGCAGAGCTTACGCTAGAGGACTTTAGAGACTGCTACGCGGTAGGTGGTATAGACCTCAGCCAGACAACAGACTTAACAGCAGCAAGCGTGGTTATCGAAAAAGACGGCGTGCTTTACGCCTTTACTCAATTCTTTATGCCGCGCAATAGGCTAGAGAGTTTGCAGGCTACGGATAGCGTGCCATATGACATTTTTGTAAAAAAAGGCAACTTGACACTAAGCGGGGACAACTATGTAGACTATCACGATGTATTTAACTGGTATGTAATGCTACTGGAAGAATACGGCATAAGAGTATTGCAGATAGGCTACGACAGATACAGCGCCCAGTACTTAGTTGACGAGCTAAAAAATTATGGTTTCCATACAGACGATGTATACCAAGGCGAAAACTTAACGCCAGTTATACGAGAGTTTGAGGGCATCATAAAAGACGGCAACTTTAAGATAGCAAGTAACAACCTGCTTAAGTCGCATTTTTTGAATGTGGCTATAAAACAGAATATGGAAACACGAAAGATAAGACCAATAAAGATAGAGCAGAGGGCACATATAGACGGCTTTGTAAGTGTAATAGATGCAATGACAGTACGCCAGAAATATTACAACGAGTATGGCGAGCTGCTTAAAAATGCCGCATAGAAAGGAGTGAGTAAAACGGGACTTTTAGAGTATATATTTGGCAGACGAGAAGATAAAAAACTTATGAGCGAATACTTTAAGATGCTTAACGGGTATAGCCCAGTATTTACGAGCTACAGCGGCGGCGTATACGAAATGGACTTAACACGATCTGCAATACATAGCTTTGCTACAGCTTGCAGCAAACTTAAGCCAGAGATAAGCGGGAGCGCCTACAAGCACTTAGAGCGCACGCTACAGTTTAAGCCTAATAGCTTTATGGATACTACAAAATTTATATACAGAATTGCAACAATTCTGGAATGCGAGCACACGGCTTTTATTGTGCCAATAGAGGACAAGTACGGAGAGCTTAGCGGATATTACCCGCTACTGCCGCAGAGCTGCGAGGTAGTAGAGGCGGGCGGGCAGGTATACCTAAGATACACTTTTGCAAACGGGCAAAAGGCAGCTATTGAGTTTGAGCGTGTAGGCATTATGACTACACACCAATATAAAAGTGATCTTTTCGGAGAAGATAACAGCACGCTAAAGCCGACAATGCAACTAATACATACCAACAATGAGGGTATCGTTAACGCCGTGAAAAACAGCGCTAACATACGCTTTATGGCTAAGGTTGCAAATATGCTTAAGCCAGAGGACATAAAAAAAGAGCGCGACAGATTTACAGAGGACAACCTTAGCGCGGACAACAAAAGCGGAATGATTATATACGACAATAAATTTAGCGACTTAAAGCAGGTGGAGAGTAAGCCATACACGCCAAACGCCTTACAGATGCAGCAGATACAAGAGAGCGTATGCACTCACTTTGGTACAAATATGGATATACTGCAAAACAAGTTTAACGAGGACACTTGGAACGCGTACTACGAGGGAAAGATAGAGCCATTTGCTTTGCAGCTTTCGCTTGTAATGTCAAATATGACATATACAGAGCGCCAGCTTGCTTGCGGCAATATGATTACATTTAGTGCAAACAGATTACAGTACGCCAGCAATCAGACAAAGCTAGAAGTATCAACGCAGCTATTTGATAGAGGCTTACTTAATCGTAATGGCGTAATGGATATATGGAATATGCCAGAGGTAGAGGACGGCGACAAGTACTATATACGAAAAGAATACACAGAAGTAAGCGAGTTGGATAAACACAACGAGCCTAAGCAGCAGGTTGTTGTAGTGGGACAGCCAGCAGCAGAACCAGCAGCAGAGCCAGAGCCGACACCGCCAACAGAGCCAGCACCGCCAGATAATGGAGACGGCGAGGGAACAGAAGAGGACGACAAGACGAAGAAAGCAAAGGGGGTGGAGTAATGCCAGTAGTAAAAGAAAGAGAGTACAGAGCGTTAGCAACGCCTTTAATGGCAGCCAACACCAACAAAAGAATAGACACGGAATACTATGTAGAGGGTTACGCCACTACATTTAACCAGCCTTATACCTTATGGGAATTTGAGGACGGCACTAAGTACTACGAAATGATAGACCGCCACGCATTAGACGATGCTGATATGAGCGATGTAATTATGCAGTACGACCACGAGGGCAGGGTTTTTGCCAGACAGTCTAATAAGTCACTTATAATCGAGCCAAACGACCAAGGCTTATTTATAGCCGCGGATTTAGGCAGGACAGACTTAGCAAGAGGACTGCACCAAGATATTAGCGCAGGAATGATAACTAAGATGTCGTGGGCTTTCGTAGTGGCAGAGGACAGCTACGATAGAGAGACACACACCCGCACTATTTTAAGGGTTAAAAAAGTATATGATGTGAGCGCAGTAAGCATACCCGCTAACGACGCCACTAATATAGCAGCGCGCAACTTTGCGAGCGGGAGACGCGAGGCAGAGCAGCGGGAGTTGTTGGAGAGACGCGCAGCGGCACTAAAGATTAGAGCATCACTATAAATTATTGCGAAAAGGAGTAAGAAAATGAAAAGACGCAAAGAGATTGAGGCAAGATTAGCCCAGATTAAAACAGAGCTTGAAACAAGAGCAGCAGAGCTTACAGCGGAAGAGCTGGCGGCACTTGAGAAAGAGGTAGGAGAGTTACAGACAGAGCGCGCAGCTATCGACGCAGCGGTAGAAAAGAGAAACGCATTACTTGCCACCATTGCAGCAGGCGAGCAGGTAGACGGCGCAGAGCCTACAGTACTTAGAGCCTTTGACAAAGACAAGGACGATAAGGGAGAGGATAAATACGGAACTATGGCATACAGAAAGGCTTTTATGGAGTATGTCACAAGAGGCGCAGCAATCCCAGCAGAGTACAGAGAGAACCAGAACACAAAGACAACCGATGTAGGCGCGGTAGTGCCTACAACAATTTTAGACAAGATTGTTAGCAAAATGGAAAGCGTAGGCGGCATCTATGCACTTGTTACTAAAACGGGGTACAAAGGCGGCGTGTCTATTCCTAAGCAGACACTTAAGCCAGTTGCTACTTGGGTAGCAGAGGGCAGCGGCAGCGACAAGCAGAAATATACGGGCGGGAATATTACATTTGCATACCACAAGTTGCGTTGCGCCGTATCTGTATCTTTTGAAACTGATACTATGTCTATCGCAGCCTTTGAGACATTGCTTGTAAACAATATCGTAGAGGCTATGGTAAAGGCGTTAGAGCTTTCTATCGTAGCTGGTACTGGAAACGGACAGCCTATGGGTATCATCAACAGCGAAGAATACGCAGAGGTAGTGGAAATTGCAGAGCAGAACTACGAAAGCCTTGTAGCAGCAGAGGCAGCAGTACCAGAGGCTTACGAAAATACCGCAAAGTGGTGTATGTCTAAAAAGACATTTATGGGCTATGTAGGTATGGTAGACCAGAACGGGCAGCCTATAGCAAGAGTAAACTACGGGGTAAACGGAAAGCCAGAGCGCTACTTACTTGGTAGAGAGGTACAGCTTACAGAGCACTTGCCTAATTTTGCAGCAGCAGAGGCAGGTACAAAGTTTGGCTTTATCTTTGACTTTACTAACTATGACCTTAACACTAACTACGCTATCGGTATCAAGAGATATGAAGATAACGATACAGACGACCAGATTACAAAGGGCATTATGCTTGCAGATGGTAAGATTATCGACGGCAACGGCTTAGTTATCCTTAAGAAGATTGCAAAAGCATAATAAGCTGGCATAGTAGAGAGCTGGCGCGGGAAACTGCGCCAGTATTGTTAGAAAGCGAGGTAAAAGTATGAAAGGACATTTAGACGCTAAGCAGTTGGAGAAATACAACAAAGAGGACTTAGAGAAGTTAGCAACAGAGCTGGGAGTAAGCACAGAGGGTACAAAGAAAGAAATAGCCGCACGCTGTGCAGAGGTAGAAACAGAGCCGACAGACACAGACGGGCAGCAGAATACACAGCAGCCAGCAAGCGACTTGGTAAAGGTGGCTTGTATTCAGAACTACAAAGACCTGCAGCTTAACAGAATTGTAGAGACTGGGGAAGAGTACGAGGTAACACCAGAACGCGCGGCGCTGCTTTTAGAAAAAAATCTTGTAAAAAGAGTGTAAGAAAGCGAGGCGCAGGCAATGGCAACAACTTTAACAGAGCAGATGCGTAGCGCCCTGCGCATAAGCAGTAAAAACGAGGCTATTACTACAGAAATTAACGACACTATAGAGGCGTGCGAGCTAGACCTTAAGGCAGCGGGGGTAGTCAATATTGACGAAACAGACGCGCTAATAGTTAGGGCTATAAGGTTGTACTGTAGAGCAGATTTTAATTTTAACGGCAAAGGCGAGCAGTATAGGCAGTCTTACGATTTGCAAAAAATGTCTTTAAGCCTAGACGGAGACTACAACGCCGCCAAGGTAGCCGAAACGGACACCGAGGAATAGCTATGGCGTTATGGGCTGATGAAATAACGCTTATATCTCTGGAAATGCCAGAGGAAAGGGTAAATAGTAACGGCTTCCCTAACGCCGCTACAGAAAAGAAAAATACTGTATTCTGCAATAAAAAGCCAATAGGTTACAACGAATACTACAAGAGCCAGCAGTTAGGTATATCGGTAGAGTTTAAGGCAGAGGTATACGCAATAGACTACAGCAACGAAACAATAGCAGAGTTTGAGGGAAAGAGATACACAATACTTAAGCATTACGAAATAAACGACGAGGTAACAGAGCTTACACTAAGCGACTTAAGGCAACAGCCGAAAGAAAGCGAGGGGTAACTATGGCAGAGTTGAATACAGAGGGCTTAGAGGAATTAGCCGCAGCATTTAGGAAACAAGAGGAAAGAGCAACCGAGACAGTAAAAGAAATGCTTACAGCATCGGCAGAGGAATACCTTAACGCGGAAAAAACGGCGGCGGCAGGCTATGGGATAAGAAAGACGGGCGGCTTTATAGCGAGCTTGACAGCAAGCGAGATAAAGCAGGAAGATACCGCACTGGTTATTGAAATAGTGCCAGAGGGGCGCGCAGATCACAAGGCAGATTATGGCGGCGGTGGGAAAAAGAGAAAAGGAAAGAGCAGCAAAGGCAATGTACGCTATGCGACTATAGGCTTTATCTTTGAATATGGCACAAGCTCATTGGCTGCCAGACCTTGGCTTACGCAAGCCTTAGAAAAAGCCGAAGAGCCAGCATACAGCAAGGCTAAAGCAATATGGGATAAATATGTAGACAATAGCTTTAGTTAAGAGAAAGCGAGGTACATATATGGCGGGTATTAAAGATACACTTGCAACGCTACTGCCTACAGAAAGAGGAGTATATACGGGCAAGGATAAACCTAACCAGTATTGCACTTTTACCCGCATTATGGGTGGCGCCGCAATAAGGGCAGACGATGTGCAGCAGGTAGGAAAAGAAACCTACAGAGTGACGCTATACAGCAAGTCCGACTTTGAGGACATATTACAAAAGATTATAGACACATTAGAGGCAGCAGGGTACTACATCAACAGCCAAGACGGCGAGAACTACGAAACCGATACGGGCTATTGGCAAGTGCCTATAACAATTCAGATTATAAAGGAGCGATAAAATGACTATTGGACTTAAAGACCTTTATTACGCGATCATTACAGAAGAGGGCGGCGTAGAAACATACGGAGCGCCTAAAAAAATGAGCGAGGCAATGACTGCGGACTTATCAGTAACGACAGCAGACGCTACGCTTTATGCAGACGATGCGCTTAGCGAGAATGTAAGCGAGTTTGCGAGCTGCACGCTGTCCCTTGGCGTTAAGGAACTTACTAACGAAGTGTTAAAGGACTTATTAGGACAGGAAGTAGACGAGGACGGCGTACTTTATGCAGGAGACACAGACGAGCCGCCGTATGTAGCTGTAGGCTTTAGAGCTAAGAAGATGGGCGGCAAGTACCGCTATATCTGGTTACTGCGTGGAAAATTCAAAGTACCAAACGATAGCTTTGCAACCAAAGGGGAAAGCATCGAGTTTAAGACACCAACAATCGAGGGTACTTTTAGCAAGGCTAAGGCGTCTGGAAAATGGAAAGCGGACTACACAGGCTTACCTACAGATAAGGTAGCGGCTAGCTGGTTCACAAAAGTAAAGACATACCAGAAAGCAGCGTAAAAGTTTAAGAAAGGAACGGGCGCGGCTGCCTTGGCTGCGCCTTAAGGTAAAAATATGAGTGCGATAAAAGACGGAAGATACCCAATCACATTAAACGGCAAAGACTATTACTTATTATTCAGCCTGAACGCGCTAGACGCATTGCAGGACAAGTACGGCGGCTACGACAAGTTGAGCGATATTTTTAACGAAAACAACAAGGATATTTTTAAGGATTTGCGTTGGTTGCTTACTATGCTTATCAACGAGGGCTTAGAGGACGGAGAGCCAGAGCTTGCAGAGCAGAAAGTAGGTAAGCTGATCCACTTAGGAAACATCGGAATGATTAAGACGGCTATATATAAGTCGTTTGCGTTTGGTGTAAATGGTGGAGAAGAACAGCCAGAGACAGAAGAGACAGAGGCGGGCGCAGACGACACCGAGGACGACGAGGGAAACAGACAGAGCGCGCAGGAAAATTAGATACTGCGCGCTTGTTATACATAGCAGTAACAATGTTAAGATTTACCGAGCAAGAGGCTTGGAAACTTACACCATATAAGATACTAAAGCTATTTAAGTACCATAAAGAGTACAACCCTTTGCAGTTTAACGGCGGCAATACTACACAATCACAAAAGAGTAGATATATTGACGACATAGACAAGGCACTAGGGGGCTTTTAATATATGGCAGATACCACTAAGACAATAGGTACAAAAGTAAAATTTGACGGCGAGGCAGAGTATAAAGCGGCTGTAAAAAATATTAACAGCGAGCTTAAAGTATTAGGCTCTGAAATGAAATTGGTAAGCGCGGAATACAAAGCCAACGGCGGCAGCATTGACAGCCTAAAAGCCAAGCAGGAAACGCTGGGGAAGATATACGACCAGCAAAAAAGCAAGGTAGAGGCTACAGAAAAGGCACTAGAAAGAGTTAGGGAAGAATACGGAGAAAATAGCGACGAGGCAAAAAAACTAGAAACGCAGCTCAACTACCAAAAGACGGCTTTAGTAAATACCGAGGGAGAACTTAAAAAGACTGCGGCAGAACTTGGAAAAACAGAAAAAGCCGCGGACGGCATGGGTAACGAGGTAGAAGAAAGCGGAAAGCAAGCAGACGACGCAAAAGGAAAGTTTGCAGGCTTGGGAGAAAAACTAAAAAAAATAGGTAGCACAATAGCAAAGTCAATGGCGGCAGCAGCGGCAGCCGCGGGCGCAGCAGTCGTGGCGCTGACAAAATCGGCAATAGATAATTACGCGGAATACGAGCAGCTAGTAGGCGGCGTAGAAACGCTTTTTAAGACGTCTGCGGGAGAGGTGGAAAAATACGCAGCTAACGCATATAAGACAGCTGGGCTATCAGCTAACAAGTATATGGAAACTGCAACCTCTTTTAGTGCGTCATTACTACAGAGTTTGGACGGAGACACGGCAGCCGCAGCACAAAAGGCAGATTTAGCAATAACAGATATGGCAGACAATGCAAACAAAATGGGTAGCAGTATGCAGGATATACAAAACGCTTACCAAGGCTTTGCAAAACAAAACTATACCATGCTAGATAACCTTAAGCTGGGCTACGGGGGAACGAAAGAAGAAATGCAGCGTCTTTTAGAAGATGCAGAGAAAATAAGCGGCATAAAGTACGACATAAGTAGCTACGGGGACATAGTAGACGCTATACACGTCGTACAAAATGAAATGGGAATAACCGGCACTACCGCCAAAGAGGCAAGCACAACTATACAAGGCTCTATATCATCAATGGGAGCGGCGTGGAATAACTTTTTGACGGGTATGGCAGATTCAAATAGCGAGTTTGACGAACTTACAAAAAATCTAATAGACAGCGTTGTAACAGTAGCAGACAACCTTATACCAAGGATAGTGGAGACTATACCAAGAATAGTAAGCGGAATAAGCGAGGTAATAACAACGCTGGCAGGATATTTGCCAGATATGATAGCAGGACTAATACCAGCACTATCAGAGGGAATAAGCAAACTATTAGACGCAATAATTACTACACTACCAAAACTTATAAGCATAGTAGTAGGGCTAGTGCCACAAATACTAAGCGTGTTGCTTGAAGAAATACCAGCGCTTTTAGAGGCTGGCGTACAGATAGTAACAACAGTAGCAGAGGGACTGGCGTCAGCTATACCAGAGTTGCTGCCAGCGGTAGTAGATGTTGTATTTAATATAACAGATACGCTGATACAGAGCATACCACAGCTATTAGAGGCAGCGGTTACACTATTCACAGCAATAGTGGACGCTATCCCAGTTGTGATAGTGGAAATTATTAACAAGCTGCCAGAACTGATACAGAGCATTGTAGATACGCTTATAGCAGCGCTGCCTATTATCTTAGAGGGAGCAATTACAATGCTTATGGCGCTGGTAGATGCGATACCAACAATCATAGAGGCGCTTATAGCAGCTTTTCCTACAATCATTAACACGATCATAGAGGCATTGCTTAACGCCGTACCTATGATACTGGACGCAGCAATAACGCTACTTATGAGTTTAGTAGAGGCAATACCAGATATTATAGTAGCGTTGGTAGAGGCGTTACCTACAATCATTACAACGCTTATAGATACTATAGCAAGCTGGCTGCCGCAAATGCTGGAAATGTGCATAACTTTATTTATGAAACTGGTAGAGGCAGTACCAGAGCTTATTATAGCCTTGGTAGAGGCATTACCAGAGGTGCTACTTACTCTGGTAGATACAATAGCAGGCTGGCTACCACAAATAGGCGAGAGTGCGCTAAGCATCGTAACCACAATCATAGACTTTATAAAAGAGCTGCCAAGCAAGATATGGAACGCAATCATAGGAGCAGTAGACAAGATAGCAACATGGGGCGCAAATGTCGGAGCTAAGGCAAAAGAAGTAATAAGTACAATGGTTAGCAATGTTATAAGCATCGTTAAAGAGCTGCCAAGCAAGATATGGAACGCCATAGTAGGAGCTGTAACAAAGGTTGCTACTTGGGGTGCAAATATGAAAGCAAAGGCAGTAGAGGGCATTAAGAATGTAGTAACGGGTGTCATTAACGGCTTTAAGGACTTGCCGAATAAAATAACCGACATAGGTAAAAATCTGGTGCAGGGCTTATGGAATGGTATAAATAACGCCAAAGACTGGGTACTTGATAAGATCAAGGGCTTTGGCGATGCTATTCTAAGCGGCATTAAGGGCTTTTTTGGAATACACAGCCCGTCTAGGGTTATGCGCGACCAAGTAGGTATATACCTTGCAAAGGGTATAGGCGTAGGCTTTAGCGAGGGTATGGAAGATGTTAACAAAATGATTAACGACAGCGTACCTAGTGAATTTGATGTAAACCCAAGAGTAAATATGCACCCAGAAGATATAGACGACTGGGGAGACTGGGACGACGACACAGACAAGCCAAAGGGCGGCGCAGGTGGCGTAGTAGTCAACCAGTATATATATGCAAATGAGACAGACTATGCAGCCCAGCAAAAGCAGGCTGCTAAGAATTTCAAACTAATAGCAAGGGCGGTGTAGCGTGTGGAATATGAGAAACTTACATACACAAATGAATTAGGCGACAGCTTAGAGTTTAGTACATCTAGCGTGTACTTTTGCAATGTAAGCAAAGATGCCACGGGCTTAGCTGGAGTAGATAATAAAATATATAGCACGAACAGCGCCCAGCAGCACGGCGACACTTTCACGGGGCAGCGCATAGAGGCTAGGGACATTACAGTAAAAGGGGCTATAAATACAAGGGATAAGGCGCGGGCTATAGAACTGCGCCGAAAAGCCCTTAGAATATTAAACCCAGAACTTAAAGGAGAGCTTAAGTATGAATACCAAGGCTTTACAAAGGTTATAGAGGTACGAATAGACGATAAGCCAGATTTTTACAAAAAGAAAGTTCTATTAGAATACGACATAGCCTTTAAGGCACTTAACCCATTCTGGCAGGACGAAACAGAGACAAAAGAAGAGATAGCAAGCTGGGTAGGCGCTTGGGAATTTCCAACAGAAATAGACGAAGATAGCGCAGATAGTATGGTATTTGGCTATAGGGAAGAAAGCGTAATAGTAGACTGCTACAACGCTGGCGATGTATCTACGGGCATGCGCATAAAGTTTACAGCGCTTGGGGTGCTTGAAAATCCCATGCTACTCAATGTTAAAACTGGCGAATTTATACAAATAAATAGAACGATGCAGGCGGGCGATGTGATCACAGTTAACACCGAGTACGGCAATAAGGGCGCAGCATTGGAGAGAAACGGGGAAGTAATAGACTGCTTTAAAGATATTGATGTAGACAGTATTTTTATGACGCTGGGGATTGGCGACAATATCTATAGATATGATGCGGCAAGCGGAGTAGATAACTTAGAGGTAAGCATATACTACAACCCACAATATTTAGGAGTGTAAGCCTATGGAAATAAGAGTATTTAACCTAGACCTAGAGCCTTTAGGAATAGCGGACGAGATAGCCAGCGCAATACTCAATATAAGGTATTTTGCGGTAGGCAATATCTCAATACTTGCACCTGCGACAAAGAATAACTTAAAACTGCTTGTAGAGGGCAATATACTTACTATACACGACGGGACAGTAGCATATACGGACAGCGACGGCAGCAAATGGCGTAGGGCAGCAGTTATAAAGTATACCCATATCGAAAAGGACGAGCAGGGAGAGGAACAGATAGAGGCGCAGGGCTATACATTAAGCTACTGGCTGGATAAAAGAGTAATAACACCACAGCTAGTAACTACGGACACAGTACAAAATATAATAAATAAGCAAGTACAGAGAAATTGCGGCAGCAGCGCAAGCCAAAAGCGCCGCTTTGAGAGATTTATCATATTGCAGCAGGCAAACTATGGCGGGACGGCAGTAAGCTACAGCAACGACGCATACGCAAGCCTTGGCACAGAGACAAAGGCTTTAGCACAAAGTGGAAAACTAGGCTACGACATACTGGTTAACGAGCAGGATAGGACATACGGATTTTACTTATACAAAGGGATAGATAGAACTGTAGGGAATACAGCGGGGCTTAAGCCGTGCATATTTAGTAGCGAGTTTGACAATATCAACAGTCGAGCATACGAATACAGCAGCGAGAACTACAAAAACTTTATGTATTTGATAGGAAAAGCAGCGGACGACGAAACAGTAGCGCCAGTAGTTACTAGGGACGGCGAGGGGCTTACGGGCTTAAGACTTGAAGAGGTAGCTTTAGAAAGCGATATAGACAGATCATACACAGACGATGCAGGACAGCAGCAAACTATAGCGCTGGCGACATATAAGAATATGCTAAGCAGCCAGAGCATAACAGAGCTGGCAGCGTATGACGCGAATGTAAACTTTGACAGTTCTATAAATATTACATCAAACCTAAGATATAAGCGCGATTTTGATATAGGAGATAGGGTTACTTGTCAAGAGCGAGACTGGGGTATAAGGTTAGACGCCCGTATAACAGAAGTAAGCGAGGTATGGCAAAAAGGCACACATACCATAGAGGTTACTTTCGGAGAGAGCACGCCAAGCCTTATAGATAAAATTAGGAAAGTGAGGTAGCAGAGTGAATTATTTACCATTCAACAGTAAAAATCACGACAGAGTATACAAAGCCGAGGACTGGGCTTGGTACTTCTCAACATTCATAAAAAACGGAGTATTCCCAAACGCGCAAAACAACGGCTTGCAGGTTGTTATAGGTGAGGGTATGCAGGTATTTGTAAAGGCAGGCTTTGGCTTTATTAACGGCTATGCTTTCAGAAATGAGCAGGACTACGCTTTAACTCTGGAAACGGCAGACGGAGCACTTAACAGATACGACAGAGTAGTATTGCGCTGGGACTTAGCGGCAAGAGCAATGTATATAGCTGTACTAAAAGGGACGGCATCGGCAAAGCCAACAGCAAGAGCAATTACGCGCAGCAATGAGATATACGACTTAGTACTTGCAGACATATACATAGGCAAAGGAGTACTTAGCATACAGACGGCAAACATAACAGATCAGCGATACAATAGCAGCCTATGTGGCATTGTAACGGGAGTTATTGAACAGATAGACGCAAGCGTGCTTACGCAGCAGTTTAACGATTTTTTTACAAGCTACAATAAGCAGGTGCTTACAGAGTACCAGAACTACTTAAGCACAATATCAGCAGACGAGCAGCAGGCTACAAAGAAGTTAGAAGAGTTTGAGGCACAGCTTGACACATACAGAGACGAGCAGCAGGCTAGTTTTGCAAGCTGGGTAGAAACATTAAAAGGAATATTAACAGAAGAGGCAGCAGGAAACTTGCAGGCAGAGGTAGAAGAACTACAGAGCACAGTAGACAGCCTGCAAAAAGAATTAGTAGAGCGCACCAGTATTACTACCGAGGCTTGGCTTGGAGCTTGTTACCTTGGCGGTACATACTTAGTAGGCTAATAAAGAAAGAGAGGTAGCAAAGTGAAAGGTTATCCTAACAGTTTTAACACAAAAGAGGACTACTACAACTGCCTTGCAATGGTGCAGGCGAGAGACTTAGACGCAGCGGGGCTTATTGAGGCGCTAAACGCTCTGGAAGAGCAGCGCTACATACATACCGCTATATTATCAAGAAGTGAAGACGGAAAGAGCGTACATATTATGTTATGCCCAGAGGTAACTATAGGCGCGTCGTTCTATTGCGGCAATGTTACTGGCGAGATCAAGAACGCGGTAGGAACGCATAGTGCGACTACAGACGAGCCAGACACAATGCAGCTTATGTTATCGGCAGCAGTACCAGAGACAGAAAAGGCAATACATATAATTAGCAGCGTAGATAACTTGGCACTTGTAGGCATGACAGAGGAAGATATTAAGGCTATCAAGGGGGTATTAAAACAGTATGAGTAGATTATTAGTAGACGACATTACTAAGACAGACCGCCGCGCCTGTTTTAATGTAAACAAGGCGGCGCTGATTAGCGATATTGTAGCACCAAGAAAAGAGTATATCATATGCAGCGGCGCGCAGCAGCTAACCATAGTAGAGGGCTGCGTAATTTCTATTGCGGGTACTGGCGTATTTGAAACAAAGCAGACTATTTTAACGGCAGCAAACTTAGATACTGGCAGCAGCTTTACAGTTGGCAAGGACTATTATGTATATGTCTGCGATAGCGGCAACAAAGATGCTGACGAGGTTTATAAAATTTCACTTAACAGCACATACCCTGCGGGCTGGACTGCATTAAACAGCCGTAAGATTGGAGGCTTTCATTATGGAAAAGTGAGAGGCGTAGACGCTACAACGGGCAAGCCAGTAAATGCTAGTGGCATCGTAAAGGGTAGCGGCTGGCAGAATAACGTATATGACGGCATTGTACCGCGTTCTGTGTGGACGCTGGGACACCGCCCAAAATGCGCGCCAGAGGGTATGGTATACCTTGGCGGTGGCACTTGGGTAGATATTTACCTTAACAGCAACGACGGCAAAGGCGGCTTACAGTCAAAATACGGCGCTACACCTATAACGGGTAGCGAGGGCTTAAACTGGTACGACTTTGTACACCGCTTGCAGAAATGCGGTAAGCGTATGCCTAATTTGCAGGAGTTTATACAGTACGCATACGGCAGCCCAGAGGGCTTAGACAGCTCTAACGATTATGCTTGGACTGCGAAAACCAACAGCGGCAGAACAACTACGGGCAATGTAGCAAAGGCGGTTAGTGCCGTAGGAGTAAGAGACGCCGTAGGTAATGTATGGGAATGGTTGGACGAGATTATTACAAGAGCAGAGCACGCTACTAACGCCACATACCACCCAAGCGTAAACTGGGCGTGGGACACTACTAGCCCGTTACTTGTCGGAGAAGATGCAGACATAGCAAACGGCAATATTTACGAGTACTACGCGTACTCAATAGCTGCGCTGGTTGCGGGCGGCAACTGGTCTGATGGCGCTCCTGCTGGTTCGCGCGCGTTGAATTGCAACTCTTTCCCTTGGGGTACCTACGGCGATTTCGGCGTGCGTGGCGCGTGTGACAGTTTGTAGAGAGCGGACGAAAGCCCAGCAAGCGCTACCGCCCAGAGGTGCTAAAGTTTACCGCAGCAAAAGAGGAAAAGAACACGCGGACAGCTACAACCTAAGAGCAAAAATAAACGCGTCAGCCAGAACGGCAAGCGGGAAAGGAGCGAGCGAATGACAGCGGCAAACTATATAGCCATAGCAGCGCTGGTAGTTTCTCTTGTAATGTGCATCGCAAATATAGCCAACATTGCGAGAAACGGAACACGAGCAGCAAAAACCGACAAGGAAAAGGACGAAGAGGACGCCAGAAAAGAGACGGCAGAGCAGACGGGTATTTTAATTGCGCTGGATAATATAAAGTCAATGCTTTCAGACATAAAAGCGGAGATCAACAGCGTAAAGCAGGACACGCGGGAAAACCACGACAAGCTACTTATCCTAGAGCAGAGCTATAAGAGCGAACACAAAAGAATAGACGAACACGAGCAGCGACTTAACCACATAGAAGAGGCGCTACGCAGCAGAGAATAAGAAAGAGAGGTAAAATACTATGTTTGATTTACTGGCACAGAACGCAACGGCAATTATTGGTATCTTAGGAGCACTTGCCTTTATGGTAGTTATTATGGTGGAGCTTACAAAAGAGCTGCCACTTGTAAAGAAAGTGCCTACTAAGCTCTGGACTATCATTGTATCAATGGTGGTTTGCATTGCAGCGGTAATTATATACTTTGCGATCACAGCGGCGCCGTTGTACTGGTACTACATAGCGCTTGCATTTTTTGGCGCATTTATCGTAGCGTATATTGCTATGTACGGCTGGGAGAACACAAAGGACTTATACGAAAGATTTAAGAAAAAGGACTAGGAGAAAGCGAGGCGTTTTTAGTGAGTAACGAGCAGAAAATATGGGACAGCCTTAAGAGCAGAGGGCTTAACGATTTTGCCGTAGCTGGTATTATGGGTAACTTGCTTGCAGAAAGCGGATTAAGAGCCGACAACTTACAAAACAGCTACGAGAAAAAGCTAGGAATGTCAGACGCAGAGTATACGGCTGCCGTGGATAGCGGCAGCTATGATAACTTTGTGAATGATAAGGCGGGCTACGGCTTGGCACAATGGACTTACTACAGTAGAAAGCAGGCGCTATTAAACTACTGCAAGGCATACGGCAGCAGCATAGGCGACTTGGATATGCAGCTAGGCTTTTTGTGGCAGGAATTGCAGGGGTATAGCGGCGTTATGAAAGTGCTTAAGAACGCAAAGAGCGTGCGCGAGGCATCGGACGCAATACTATTGCAGTATGAACGCCCAGCAGATACTAGCGAACTGGTACAGATCAAGAGAGCAACATACGGCGGCGCATTTTACGACGAGTACGCCGAGAAGAAAGAAAGCGAGGCTAAGACTATGAAAAATACAGAATTTGTAGAAAAGTTAAAGGATATTGCAGTAAACTATAAGACACTTTATGTAATGGGTTGCTTTGGCGCACCTATGACAGATGCGAATAAGCAGAGATACTGCAATAACCACGATTATAACAAGCAGGCGGCGCGTACAGCAATGATTAAGGCGGCGAGCGCTGATACTTTCGGCTTTGACTGCGTGTGTCTTATTAAGGGCGTGCTCTGGGGCTGGAACGGAAACACAAGCGCAGCATACGGCGGCGCTACATACGCAAGTAACGGAGTGCCAGACATTGGCGCGGACGCAATGATAGAAAAGTGCAGCGGAGTATCTACCGACTTTTCTAACATTGAAGTAGGCGAGGCGGTATGGCTTAAAGGGCATATTGGCGTATATATCGGCAACGGGCTTGCCGTTGAGTGTTCGCCAGCGTTTGCAAACAAGGTACAGATCACGGCAGTTAAGAACATCGGAGACAAGACGGGATATAGCAGCAGAGCTTGGACTAAACACGGAAAGCTGCCATACATTACATACGAGGCAGGAGCACAGCCAGCAGAGCTTACACCAGCGCCAGCCTCTAAGAGCGTGGACGAGGTAGCCCGCGAAGTGCTTAAGGGTAGCTGGGGAAATGGAGCAGAGCGTAAGCAGCGCTTAGAGGCAGCAGGCTACAACTACGGAGAAGTGCAGGAGAAAGTTAACCAGCTTTGCAGCCAGAACACAACACCAGCAAAGAGCGTGGACGAGGTAGCCCGCGAAGTGCTTAAGGGTAGCTGGGGAAATGGAGCAGAGCGTAAGCAGCGCTTAGAGGC